TTTATTACTCAGCTTGATGTTACTGTTCTTACAGAGCAAAACAACAAATTCGGAAACATTCGGCTTGTTACCAGAGAGCCGGGGGGCGTGTTTCGTACTCAGGAGGCGTTTTCTGTAGAGCAAGGCCCGATTTCCTTGCCGTACTCTATACCTGTTCACATCCCTGAAAAGACGGATATCGAGTACAGAGCTATAGCTTCGGGTACTCAAGCAGACCTTCGTGTTTCAGCGGCGTTTGAGATTATCTACATTAGGAACGGAAGTGCTTTGTAATGCCTAAAAAGAAAGATAGTCGATTAGAACGCGCAGGGGTTAGTGGCTACAACAAGCCTAAGCGGACTCCTAGTCACCCGAAGAAGTCTCACATTGTTGTGGCTAAAGAGGGCGACAAGATTAAGACTATCCGGTTTGGTGAGAAGGGCGCGAAGACTGCTGGCAAACCCAAGGCGGGGGAGTCTGACCGTATGAAGGCCAAGCGTAAATCTTTTAAGGCCCGCCACGGCAAGAACATTGCCAAGGGCAAAATGTCTGCAGCATATTGGGCGGATAAAGAAAAATGGTAATATCTCGGTCTCAAATGGGAAGTCAGTTAGTAGGTAACCGCGTTTCTACTGGTAATGATGCCAAGGATTTAGACATCATTCGCTTTGGCGAAGGTGGTAAGACAAAGAAAAAGTCAAAGAGTAAAGTCAACGAGGCGGGTAACTACACTCAACCCGATAAGCGCAAGCGTTTGTTTAATAGAATAAAAGCTGGCGGCAAGGGTGGCAAGCCCGGTCAATGGTCCGCTAGGAAGGCCCAGATGCTGGCTAAGGCGTATAAGGATTCTGGTGGGGGGTATACATCGTGAAGGGCGTAAAGCATTATCGGAAGGACGGGACTGTCCATAAGGGCGGGACACACAAGATGCCTGATGGCTCGTTGCATTCTGGCAAGACTCACGGCAAGACGAGCGTAAAGCTGGTGCATTATAAAGATTTAAGCAAGACAGCAAAGGCTAAAGCAGATGGCGCTAAAACCAAGCCAAAAAAGTCTTAAAAGCTGGACTAAGCAGAAGTGGCGGACCAAGTCTGGTAAGCCATCTACGCAGGGCAAGAAGGCTACAGGTGAGCGATACCTCCCTGAGAAAGCTATCAAGGCTTTGACGGCTGCGGAGTACGCCGCTACTACTAAGAAGAAGCGCGAAGCTACTAAAAAAGGTAAGCAGGTTGCCAAGCAGCCGAAGAAAATTGCCAAGAAGACGGCGAAATATAGGAAGACTTAGATCATGGCAGTAGTCACACCAGACCTACCTGAACTGTTTGAGGAAGCATATGAACGTGCTGGCCTTGAGATGCGTTCTGGCTATGATTTGAAAACGGCTCGTAGGAGCCTTAACATATTAACATTGGAGTGGCAGAACCGTGGTCTCAATCTCTTCACTATTGAAGCGGGTACGCTCGCTATTACAGCGGGTACGTCAACGTATCCCCTTCCTTCGGACACCATCGACCTCATCGAACACCAAGTCCGCACAGGTACAGGTACAAATCAAACCGATACCGCCCTCGAAAGGGTCAGTGTCTCGACCTACGCCCAGCAAACCAACAAAAACACGCAAGGCAGGCCAACCCAAATCTACATCCAAAGGCTCCCCACGGAAGTCAAAGTAACTCTATGGCCTGTGCCGGACGCTACTACGCCGTATACGTTATCCTACTATAGGCTGAAGGGTATCGACGGCTTGTCTAATGGTATTGGTGGGGATGTTACCACTGTACCACCACGCTTTGTGCCAGCCCTAGTATCGGGCATGGCTTACTATATTGCCATGAAGAAGCCAGACGTTGCCGCTCGTGTCCCGCTGTTAAAGCAAGAGTATGAGTTTCAGTTCCAGCTCGCTGCTGGTGAAGACGAGGAAACAGCGTCAATCAAGTTTGTACCCTTTGATACGTTTATGATGGGTGGATAATGAGCTACGCAAAAGCCAAATATGCCTTCGGGTTTTGTGACAAGACGGGGTTTCGTTACCCCCTCAAAGACCTTGTGCCTGAGTATAATAACGGCGTTAAGACTGGTTTTCTTGTCGGTAGAGATGTTGCTGACCCAGATCAGCCTCAAAACTTTCTTGGCCGCATAAAGATTAACGACCCTCAATCTTTGAGAAACCCGCGCCCAGATACTTCTCTGCTAGAGAGCCGAGAGCTGTTTGGTTGGAATCCAGTTTGGAATTCTGCGCAGTATATGGTAGCTTCTGTAGGAAGAGTTACTGTCACCACAACTGATGGAGATTAGAATGCCAGCACCTAAAAAATCCTTACGTCCCAAAGCTCGCCCAAAATCTATCTATGGGGTCGAGGAGATGAGTACTAGAAGCCCCGATGGTCTCACCATAGCGGAGCGCGAAAAGAAAGAGAAAGCTGAGAAAAAGATGTACGGTGGTAAAATGAAGAAACCTGTTGCTATGAGGTCCGGTGGAAAGATGCCAATGGTAAAGAAGGGTGGTAAGTCTGTACCAGCTTTTGCTGCTGATGGCGTAGGCAAGATGAGCTACGGTGGCAAGATGCCCAAGAAGATGGGTATGGGCGGTGGAATGGGTAAGTGCCGTGGTATGGGAGCTGCTACTCGCGGCGGAAACTTTAAAATGGGTTAAGTTCAAATGAACTATTCTGAGTTATCGCAGGCCATACAAGACTACACTGAGAATAACGAGACAACATTCGTCTCGCAAATTCCTACGTTTGTAGAGCAAGCTGAAGAAAACATACATAGAACTGTTTTGATTCCAGAGCTTCGCAAGAATGTGAACGCCAATATGACCAGCGGTAACCGCTTTCTTGCAAGGCCATCGGACTTCCTGTCGCCTTTCTCTATGGCTGTTATAGATAGCTCTGGCGACTATACATACATGCTACCCAAAGATGTAAACTTCATCCGCGAAGCATATCCAAGCAAGGCTACCTCGGGTCTTCCTAAGTACTACGCGGAGTTTGATGGGGATGTTCAGTCTACGTCTTCGCCGGGGAATTTCATTCTAGGCCCAACCCCTAACAGTAGCTACGAAGTTCAATTGCACTATTATTTCGATCCACCATCTATAGTGACATCTGGCACATCTTGGCTTGGCGATAATTCAGAAGAAGCTCTACTGTACGGCAGTCTCATAAACGCTTACATATTTATGAAGGGCGATGGCGATGTGCTTGCAATGTATCAACAGCGATTTAAAGACGCTATGCAGCGACTAATGGTTCTCGGTGAGGGAAGACTAAAGCGAGACGATTACCGTGATGGTCAGCCAAGGTTGGAAATGTAGATGTTTGAATTAAATGTGAATACTCCCCAGAATGAGCAAGTGGTATTGGTTAATACTACTAAGGGTCGTGGCTTCACACCTGAAGAACTTTCTGAGCAATGCGTTCAGAAGTTGATCTCTGTATCCGATACAGCTCCCCCAGCTATCAGGGATCAAGCTCGTGCTTATCAAAAGCACGTTGAGACGCTTGTTGCATTTTATATGCGACAAGCTATTCGCAGCGACCGTACAACTGTGTATAATGCACTTAATGATGCGGGACATCCCGACCTAGCCGACCTCATAAGGAGACTCTAAATGGCTTTTACTGGAAACTTTATGTGTACGTCTTTCAAGAAAGAGCTTCTTGAGGGCGGTCACAACTTTTTACTTAGCGGTGGCGACACGTTTAAACTCGCCCTGTATGACAACAACGCTTCCTTCACGGCAGCAACAACGGATTACACCGCCACTAACGAAGTGGGCGACTCTGGTTCGTATGCCGCAGGCGGTGGTACGCTTACACGGATCGACCCTACATCGTCCGGTACAACGGCGTTCACGGACTTTGCTGATCTGACGTTTACGTCAGCTACCATCACTGCTCGTGGTGCGTTGATTTACAACACAACTGAAGGTGCAGGCACGGGTACAACAAACTCTGTTGTGATTCTTGACTTTGGTTCTAATAAGACCTCAACATCAGGCGACTTTCAGATTGTCTTCCCAACTGCGGATGCGTCTAACGCGATTATCCGTATCGCCTAAACAGTTTAAGGAGAGCGCGGCATGGCCCTTGTTGTCAAAGACCGAGTTAAAGAGTCGAGTACGACTTCTGGCACCGGAACATTAACGCTAGCTGGCGCAGTACCCGGCTTTCAGGCTTTTTCTGCTGCGCTCTCCAACGGTGATACTACTTACTACGCTATTGCTGAATCAAGCACTGGTGCGTGGGAAGTAGGTCTTGGTACATATACCGCATCTGGAACGACACTGGCTCGGACAACTGTCCTAGGCAGTTCAAACTCTGGCTCTGCGATAAACTTGTCGGGCGCGGGTGCTGACGTTTTCATCACTCAGCCTGCGGACAAAGCAGCGTACTTCGATGCTTCTGGTGATCTTTTCCTGAACCAAGACCCGACCTCGGCACTTCAATCTGCAACGAAGCAGTATGTGGACACGATTGCTGCGGCAGGTATCCACTATCATGCACCTGTGCGTGTAGAGCATCCTAGTAACCTCACGGCAGCTTATGACAACGGATCTTCAGGCGTTGGTGCCACTCTAACAAATTCAGGGACGCAGGCTGCGCTTGTCCTCGACAATGTTACTATGGTTGCCGCTGATCGTGTACTGATAGCTAACCAGACTAATCAAGCACATAACGGTGTATACACTGTAACCAACATCGGTTCTGCTAGTACAAACTGGGTTCTTACGCGAGCGACAGATGCAGATAGCTACGGCCCTTCTGATCCAGATGCCCTCGGAGAAGGTGACGCATTCTTCATCAAGGAAGGTGACACTAACGCGGGTCACTTAGATGTCATGACTACGTCAGGCACGATTACGTTTGGGACTACTAACATTGTTTTCTCAGAAGTAGCAGAAACATCTATCTATTCAGCGGGTGACGGCCTTACACTAACGGGAACAGTTTTTGCTGCGGGTGCGGGAACGGGTGTGACCGTCAACGCAAACGATATTGCGATTGGTCAGGACGTAGGCACAGGGGCCGATGTGACATTCAATACTGTCACTGCGGATTTGACAGGCGCGGTTACTGGTAACGTGACGGGTAATGCGTCTACCGCTTCTGCATTACAAACAGCGCGCAACATTGCGCTGACAGGGGCTGTCACTGGCTCAACCAGCTTTGACGGCTCTGGCAACGTCAGTATAACTACAACAGCTACATCTGATCCAACGATCACTTTGGGTGGAGACTTGAGCGGTTCTGCTACGTTGACCAACCTTGGTGACGCTACGCTTACTGCAACGATTACTGCTAACTCTGTAGCACTTGGTACGGACACTACAGGTAATTATGTGGCGGATATCACTGCGGGTACAGCAATCGATGTGTCTGGTGGGGGAGGTGAAACTGCTACAGTTACCGTTAATGTAGATTTAAGCGAGCTTTCAACGTCAACCGCCGATGGTGACGGTGATTACTTCGTCGTGGTGGATACGTCTAATGCGCAGCGCAAGCTGACCAAAGGCAACATTAACATCAGTGGGTTTAACAACGATTCCGGTTATTCAACAACAACGGGTACAGTAACATCTGTCGCTACGGGTGGTGGTTTAACAGGTGGGACTATTACTGGGTCAGGTACTCTCAGCCACGCGGATACCTCTAGTCAGGGCAGCGTAAACAACAGCGGTGCCACAGTTATCCAAGATGTGACGCTTGACACCTATGGACACGTTACAGCCCTTGGTTCTCACACCCTAACCTTGGCGAACTTGGGCTATACAGGCGCTACTAACGCCAACTACATCACCAATAACAACCAGCTAACTAACGGTGCTGGCTATACAACGTACACAGCGAACCAAGCCTTGGATACAAGCAGCAGCCCAACCTTCCAAGAGGTGTATTCTAACGGTTGGTTCCGTAACAATAATGCTGGTTCGGGTCTGTATAATACATCTACAGGCGCACACTTTATGAGTGAGGCCAGTGGACAGTGGACCATCATGGACGCTGACAGCACTATGCAACTGCGCCTTGAGACCAATAGCGGTAGCTACAGAGGCTCTGTTTATGCAGATAGCGGCAATGGTATTGGCTTTTTAGATAGTGATGGCAGCTGGGCAATTCAGCACGTCCGTGACAGCCGCACAGGTTTTTACGTTAATGGCACCGAGTATATGCGGATTGATGCAAATGGTCTATATTTGTATGATGGTTCATTGCGTGAGGACTATGACGCACTATCAGGCACATCTCCGACCTGTAATGTAAACAATGGCGGCGCATTTAGTCTTACAATGTCAGGCAACACCACATTTACATTCAGTGGTGCTACAAGCGGAATGTCTAGCGGCTTCATCCTACAGGTAACAGGAAACGGCTCCACTCTTACATGGCCCGCATCTGTAGACTGGGCTGGTGGTACAGCCCCAGATGCACCTGCAAGTGGCGCAAGCAACCTATATGTATTCTACAGTAGAGATGGCGGGAGTAATTGGGTCGGCGTTTTATCATCGGCAGCTTATGCGTAAGGGGTAACTAATGTTCGGCTTTACACCATTTGCGCAGTCAGCTTTTTCCGACAACGGTGTTGTCGATGTCAGTGTCTCAATCACTGGCGCTTCTGCTTCTGCTCAGGTTGGTGCGGTAACTGCACGGAACGTCAACAGGGTATTCCCAACTGGCGTTGAGGCAACGGCCTCTGTGGGCGCTATAACCAGTGTCACAGGAACCGCCGTTGTAAGTCCGACGGGCATCGCAGCGACCGGTGGAGTTGGCTCTCCTTCGATTTCAGGGGACAGCACTGTCAGCCTTGTGGGGGTCACAGGAACTGGAGTTGTCGGCACGGCAGCGGTTAGCGCAGATTCTAACGTAACTGTAACGGGGGTCTCGGCCACAGGCGCTGTTGGCGCTGTTACTGCCGAAGCTGGCGCGATTGTCCCAACAACAGGTCTCGAAGCTACTTCTGCGGTTGGTTCGGTCACAGTTAACGAGGGCCAAGGCGTTAACGTGCCTGTCACAGGTGTGTCAGCTACTTCTGCGGTTGGCTCAATTGCCTCGGTCACTGGCACTGCCAGAGTATTCCCAACAGGAGTTGAGGGTAGCGGAGAAGTGCAAGCTGTGCTAGTTTGGGGCAAGATCGTCCCTGATCCGGGTACTACATGGACAGAGATAGCGGCATAGGAAAAAAACATGGCTAGTACATACGCAGTCAACACAGGCATAGAACTTATCGCTGACGGCGAACAGTCGGGTACATGGGGCGATACTACAAATACAAACCTCCAGATTGTTGACCGACTGACGAGCGGTGTAGGTTCAATTGCACTTTCTGGCACAACGCATACACTGTCCACTTCTGACGGTGCGTTGTCTGATGGTCAGTATAAGGTTCTCGTATTTGGCGGATCACCTAGCGGGACGAACACGGTAACGGTTACTCCGAACGATCAGAGCAAACAGTACTTTATTGTCAACACCTCTGGTCAGAGCGTTATAATCAGTCAGGGGTCTGGCTCTAATGTGACCGTTGCTAACGGAGCAACAGACATTATTTACTGCGATGGTGCAGGATCAGGCGCGGCAGTCACGAGCTTTGGTGCAGACCTTTCAGGTGTACTTACTTCTGCCAACAACCTTTCTGATTTGGCTAGTGCTGTTACTGCACTGACTAATTTGGGCCTCACGGCTACGGCAGCGGAAATCAATATTCTCGACGGCGTAACATCTACCACCGCAGAATTAAACATTCTCGACGGGGTTACATCTACCACTGCCGAGTTGAACATTCTTGACGGCGTTACGGCTACAGCCGCAGAATTGAACTACAGCGACATCACAACGCTTGGCACGTCACAGGCCAGCAAAGTCGTCACGGCTGATGCAAATGGAGACGTTACGTTTTCAAACTCAACCATTGAAACTGTCTTTACCCTAACAGGCACTGCGCTTGATCCCAACAACGGGACAATGCAGGTTAAGACATTGAGCGGCAATGTCACCTTTACCGAC